GGAACGTCGCCTTGGGATCCCCACATTGTTTTATGGTTCTCTCAAACGAATCTATAATTCAAAGGGTTTGATCAAAAGAGATTTTTGTGTTATTACACTTAAGTCAATTCTCCAGGTTTGTTACTATTTCAAAAAATTAGTTTTCGAACCTTCAGATAACTTGATCATGGAGTCAATTGACAGCTATCTAAGCACTGAAAAGGGCTTAGAGTCATTTAATTCCACCCGCAACGAATCTCACGTTTACAAATCTGTATTGAGGAAAATCCATGTATTATTACATCGACGTGCTCCTAGAGAGTACTTGGACCTTGCGACGCTATTCGGAAGAATTATACCGAGGCGGACATCTGGTTCATACTCATCCGTTGGTCAATCAACTCGACCTTCGCACATTCCTCTTAACGATAGGTATCTACCGGACCATTCTGAGTCGATTAAACTCGATGATGCTCTTCGAGGACTTTGTAGTAAAAAACAAAACCTTGATAGAAACAGTCGAACAGTACGGCTTGATTACGGGTCTGACGATGGGATGTTTTCACGGGACTCGGAAGTGCTTTTTGTACCTAAGACTTCCCGTAAGTTGCGTACCATCTCGAAAGAACCTATTAACACTTTAGAGTGGCAGATGGGTTTACATCACAAGATGACAGACGATTTTCATCGAATGTCTTTTGGTCGTGTAAACTTCGGCGATCAAAGTGTCAATAGAGAGTTGGCACGCCTGGGATCATTGGACGGTAAATGGTCAACTATTGACCTAAGCGCTGCGTCTGACTCCTTGAGCTTCGAGGTCGTTAAGGACGTTTACAAGGTTTTACCTGGTTTACTTTCCTTTATTACCCGCTTAAGGAGCAACCGCGCTTATATTAAGCAGGTTGACTCTTTTATTAGAATCAAGAAGCTTTCCGGAATGGGATCCGGTTTTACCTTCCCTCTTATGGCATTTACACTTCACATTGCTATAGCTACATACTTATCGATCAGATACGGCGGATCGGTTGAAAAATACCAGAAATCCGTTTATGTTTTCGGTGACGATATTATCGTACCGACGACTTATGTGAACGATGCTTTTGTGGCTATCCGCGCTTTTGGTTTTAAGGTTAATTCCTCAAAAACCTTTTATCGTGGTAAGGCTTTTGCGCATTTTCGTGAAAGCTGCGGTGGGAACTATGTAAATGGTAATGACATTACACCCGTGAGATGCTCACTCTTATCTAATAGTGAAGCTATTGGGATCTTTGATGGTAAGATGAAGCGCTTTCAACGGCATCATTATGTAGCCAAGATCTATGCTCATATTAATGAGCTAGAATCTGAAATGCTAAATTCTACCGCAAAATACTACTCTAGCACCATGTTGTCAAATCTTGATAACATACTTCCTTTAGATAGAAGTATTGTCGATCTATTAACTACAGATCCACTCTACAAGTGTAATGACCACCCGGGTCTTGGTTTTATTAATAAGGCTAAGCCTGACCAAGTAATTTCTGCTTTACACGGTAATGGCTACTACACCCGCAAGGTTGTAGTAGTTGAGCCTGTGAAGTTAGACTGTGATGACAAATTGCTGGCTGCATACACTGAACGTCTGCGTTCAAGTAGACGTCTATGCAGCACGAGTTTCTTAGATGAACCTCCTCAGTTTGTTTATGAGAATAGTCCCTTAGGAAATACGGTTCGGATTAGCTACCCGTACCGCCTACGACTTAAAATAAGGAAGGTCTCCGATATTCTCAATTCGGTGATCTAGCTACGGATAAATCGTCTTCCTAACGGAGGACAGGATAAGGCATATGAGACGTATGTTCCGTCAACATACGAAAAATGTTAGGTTAATTAATTAATAATTAATCTAATTCTCAACATATTATATTATATAATATGTACCATTTTTCTTTATGATCAGGTGTACATAAGAAATCCTTA